CTAAATGGTAATGCAACGATATCGGTATCATTTGGCCCAACAGCATTAGGTACGCCAATGTAATTTAATAAAGCCGATTGTCGTGTGGTCGGGTTTGCATATGATATGTTAGACGATGATTGTACTGTTCCAGCTAATAACGGAATTGTATAATCGATTGAATCTCCTGGGTTTGCTTGTTCACCGAAAAATTTCCTGGCATTATCCCAGAGAATTCGCTTCGGAATATAGAAGAAATGGGTATCAACGAATGCATTATCCATAACGGGAAAGAATGGTGTAGCCATGCGTATAAACGCATGCGTTTGCATAGAAAACGTATCGCCTGGAAGTACTTCATCCCAATAGTAAGGAATCAGCCAGCCGGCGTCCATTACAAATTTGTGACCGTGTGAACGGTCAAACTGTGAGCGTGGTACTGATAATCTCTCAACCATGCTGAACTGATTCATTACTGACTGCATTTTTATTCTCCGATGTTTACTACGTTATCTGTTTTAAATTCAACACCTGACACGATTTTAACCGGTACTTTATTTGCTTGTAAAGTTCCGTCATTATCGTTATGGGCACCGATATGGTAAAGAACATAGTCGTTCTTTTGTGTTATATCTTTAATTGACGCTTCAAATGATCGTCGTGCATCACCGTCATTAATAGCGGTGAATGGTTTATTAAATATTTCTGCTACTGTATCGTAGATTGAATATAAGTTATGAATCATTTTTATAGACTCCTCTTTAATTGTTTGAATTGAGCTTTCTTTACTTTCTCACGTGCTGACAAGCGTTCGCCCGTATTCTCATCAGAAGTGTATGCTGCAAGGTCACGACAGTTTTTTATGAAATCGTACAAATCTGGTTCCATTTGTTTAAGGTAAGCGTCGTAGTATGTAGGAGGCCGCATTCGCATCCCACGTATTGTAGTAAAATCTTTAGGGTATACATCTCGTGTATAACGAGCAATCCAATCACGACCAATGCCAGGCCGACGAGACATAGTGCTATATTCGGGCATAACTTCAATAGGTTTTGAAGCATAATTAACAATTCTTTCATACGGTTTTAGGCCGGTTTTTTTGTTTACTTGATTTTTTAGTGGGCCGTTGAGTTTTTTCATACAATAACGGGCCACATATCCTGCGGATTCGAATGTTACATGTCCGATAGTTACGAATCCCTTTCCCCATATTTTCTCAAGAGTCGGGCTTGTGTATATAGGGCAACCGCTGTTAGAGTCGAATAGATAGACCCAATCGTCGAAATTCCAGCCGAATAATATTGCGTGATAGTGGGGCCTGTTAGTATTATCTCCGTATTCCCCACAATGATAGTACCTAATCTTGGTCGGTGCTGCATATTTTCTAAGCCTTTTCATGAACTTTTGAAAGTCCGATTTTTTAAGACCGCCATCAGGCGGTATATGTTCGTTATCATAAGTCAGCGTGATAAATACGTTATGTTCGTGCATTGACGCTTCATGTACACAACGCATGGCCCACTGTCTTGATCGTTCCAGGCGGCAGCCTAAGCATTGGCCGCATGGTACTGTAAGGGGATCACCTCCTTTTTTATCGGTAAAGAGTACTTGGCCATTAGTTTGTCGGTATGCTGTCCAGGGATGGAAGCATGCCATTTTCACAAACGAGTACCACCGCGAGTTACACGGGGGCTTAAGTTATTTTTTTTAATGCGTTGGCCTGCTTTGAATTTTCTTTTTGAGTTTTTCGAACTCATTTTATATCGTTTTGACATTTTATTTCCTCCAATAATTCTATATCTAATAATAATTTTTTAAGACGTGAAAGTCTAGTACGCATTTTTGCGGTTTCTTTTTTGTAAATTTCTTTAGTCAGAATTAAGTCTTCAATTTCTTGAAGAATGTTTTCTTTACTTAGTATGTTTTTGTTCATGTGTTTAGTATAACACATGTGTTACGCTTTGCAAGCGTTTTTTTAGTTTTTTTGTTTAGACACCATAAATGGTGTCAGTCTGTCTTATTACATCAAGTGGTTTATAGACAGACCTCATCCTTAAGGATTCGCGCTTCGCGTTTTTGGATATTATCGTATCCATTCGCCTGCCGGCGGCTGACCAAAAAAAAGCAACAATCAGAGATTGTTACCTTTTTTCGGTCTTATTTTTGTTTACTGATTGATATCAGTTTTTATTTTTAGGCCCCTGGGCCTTTTTATTTTGCCTGGATTGCTTTAACGCTGTGCTAATCGCATTTTTAGGCAAAAGAAAGGCCCTGTTAAGGGCCTTTAATTTACTCAGGAGTCTGAGCTACAGGGGAGTCTACTGTAGACTCTGAGTTTGTTATTCGAACCTCTATGGGTTCTGTTTTTGGTGGTGGGGGTTTTGCTAACCCCATTTCCACCATTTTTTCTGCATTGTCTGGATTATATATAAAATCCATGAATTTTGCAGGATTGTTATCGAATTGTTTTCGTATTGCAGATGGTATTGCTTCGAAAGAGTTTGAAGCCTTAATTACTGCATTCATGACTTCCTGGAAGTCATTGTTAGGATTATCATCATATTCGAATGTTTGCATGGCCGCGACTTTCTGCAGAAGATCTATACCATGCCTTTTAACGATATTATTTATTTCTACTATATCTTTATGTGATTGCTCGACTCTTACTATTTCGTCTTCAGGCGCTTTAAACGTTACTCTCTTACGTATTACTTTATTTTTATGATCTGTTCTATAAAATGACATTTTATTTCCTCACTCTTACGGTTGGATTAGGGCCGGTATAATTTTCTGGTAAATAACCTTTCCAATAATCTTTATATTGCATACTCTTCATAGTATCCAAAACTTGCTTACCTTTTGATTCAATTGCTTTAGCACTATTGCCAAGCATATTGCCTATATCACCTTCTACATTTTTATATGCATCTTTTATATTACTGTAACCGGCATCGATATCAGTCATTAGCGAGGACATTGGTTTTTTTACACCTGCATCGATATTAACTTTATTTGTATCCGCGGCTGTTTTTTGTATTGAAGCTTGTGTCTGTTGCAAATTTTTAAATTTTTGCATAAGGTCTAAGCCTGAACTTATTTGTTGCGCTCCGGAGGGCCGTTGTATTGATGGAATTGCCATACCTTTTGCTGATGCTGATGGCCCTTGGCTTCCACTTGCTGCTGCCCCGGCGGGGCTGCTTGCGTCGAATTTTCCAGCTAGTAACGGGTTTATTCCTGATTGCTTTAAGTCTAGCATTCTTCGGCTTACAGCCGAATTAGACATTCGTTCCTGGAATGCCAACTGCTTAGCTATTTCCTCTCGTTGGAAGGCTCGATTTCTTTCAGCTTCGCTTGTGCTATGTTCTCGTGCTTTTACAGCTTCTTCAGCTTCAAATACGTTTCGACCTGAGGAGATTTCTTTATTAGCTTTATTTGTGTCCTCAACTTGAGAAACACCGGTAAAATCATCCCAGGTATTTTTTATGAAATCAGTCGCTGTTTTACCAGTCGAGAAATCTCTAACTTTTGTCCAGAGTGACATTAGAAGTGATCAATCATGCCAGGCGTACCATATGTAGGTATAGGACGCGCGCATTTTAGTTTATTGTAAGTATCTACAATGAAGTGAGGTTCTGATGGCACCTGTATTACACGGTCGAATGGTGGGTCTTCTTCGATGAATGCTTTACCAAGTGTTGGTCTATTAGTAGAGAAATCTTGTGATAAATGCCAGGCGTCAAGTGATGCTGTTGCGTCAGATTGAAAAATGCCGCTAATTTGTGAAGGCTTATATCTATAGTGAGCATAACGTTCCTGGTATCCAAATACGTCTTCATCTCCGGCAGTACCGTCGCAGTATATTTCTTTAGATAAAACAGCTTCTTCTCCTAAGTGAGCGAGGCTTGGCCAATATATATCATATCGTGTTTGTTTGAATAATTCGCGTCTTAGACCTTTTTGATATGTAAGGTCGGCACGAACGCTCATGATACCCATTACATAACCATGTTCATTGAATGATTTTGTAAAGCCGTGACCGGTTATAGATGCTGTACCCATAGCAGCTAGATCACCTACGCCGGTACCATCTGTTGTACCTGCTGTTGAATTTTGTGCTTGTTGTGCTACTGGTGAGATATTAATTGGTGTTGAACCGCCACCAAGATACTCAGGACGATATGAATTATCATAGAAAGTTACACCAAAATGATTTTTCAAGAGTTCAGGATAACGTGTACCTGCTCGTGCATCACGTTCGAGTAATTTTTGTATTTGAAAAGCTTCTCTTAGGTCATTAATTGTAGCGCCAGCAGAAGCAGTAAGATTAGCTTCAAGACCTGTTGCAGTGATATCGGTATTTGACCCGAATTTAAGTAAGTTTGTATTGGTGAAATTAGCTGATACTAAATCTTTTGTTCCTGCTGTTGAGAATAATGCCTGAGTATTAGTACCATTATTTATATTTATTGAATTTCCATCACTTTGTATAGGTGCAGTAGTGCCTAGTGGAATAGAAACGGCATCACCTTTTTGCGGGAATGGTAGACAAGACGTAAAATAATCATGTCTTTTACCCCGACGATATAAACCCTCGGTGAAATATGTATTGAAATTGTCAGGGCCATCACCTGTATTGATAACTGGTGAATCTATCAAATTTTCGTCGCGAAACCATTCTCGATATATTAGATCGTATGCTCTAAATGGTAATGCAACGATATCGGTATCATTTGGCCCAACAGCATTAGGTACGCCAATGTAATTTAATAAAGCCGATTGTCGTGTGGTCGGGTTTGCA